ATTAGCAGTGGGCTCGATGCATATGAACCTGTCAGCTTCAGCAGTCTTGTCGACTGTTGTAGCTCGCGATCCAATGACAAAGTCGAAGCAATCCTGTAAAGGATATTGAGTGTTGAATTTTTCAACCTCTGACCAGAGTTTTCCGTTTCTGGCCATGCATCTTCTAAACATCGGATAAGCACGCTTCGTGCACGAGATGGGAAATGTGAATTTCGCCTCGTTGGAAGTGTCTGAATAAGACACCCCAATAGACGATCCGCCAGAGTTTTTACAACGGCGGAACCACGATTCCTCATCCAACTGACCTAGTACCATATGAAAGAGGGCGCGAGCCCGGTGATGAATAACATCCATCGCGTTCATATTACGACTAAAGCTCAAACTGGTGACAGGCGAAGAGGGTAGCTCACGAATGAGCCTCTCATTAACCTGCGCCATATGTTTGTTGACGCCGATAAATTTCTCAAAGGCGTCAGCCTTAAGTCGATCTGAGTCAACCGACTCAGGACGGTACTTTTTTAATAGATCAGTTGTTTGTCGTTTACGAAAGTAATTGCGTACTCCTTCATCTCCGGGATACACTTGTGGAGTTGGAGCGAAGTCGCGACTAAGTGCCTGACTGATCGAGTTGGCAATCGAATCAGGGGAAAAGAACGGTCGTTTCTTTCCATTACCCATAATATGAGTTCCTTCATTATTATGAAACACTGGTATCCTCTCTCGTTACAAGAAGAGGACCAACATCCAAATCGTAAGGAAGCCCCACACCGACAGGTTGACAAGTGCTAAGCAAATCAATGTTAGCACAAGCAACATACCTGAGAGGGGTCTTCCTAGTTTACGACAAAGATTGCTTATTGTAAAATGCATCTAAAAGAGCATCGTCGATAAGCGCTACCATAAGCGTACGCATACTCCGGATTTCAGCATCAGTGACCTCAGGGTCGACTGCTAATGAGAAGTCCATTGTGTTCGTAGTGTACTTGGCGTTCGCGAGCAGATAAGGTATCTGAACGTGAAGCTTTGCACGAGCTTGTGTGTAGCCGTTGGGAGAATTAGCATTCACCACTGGATCAGTCGCCTTGAAGTCGACAAGCGTTTGGGCCAAGAAATCGGTCCCGTCATCTAAGATGACGCGCTTTTCGGTTTGAGATTGACGTTTTTCCAGGATGGTGGTTGCGGTACCAGCTGTAATGGCAACAGT